TTTTCCAAAAACACTTGGGTGCCAAAATCTACGCTTGCCGAAATACCCCTAAACTGTTATAATCAACATAAAAGGACTATACCATGACAACTCATTTACCTGCCGAAACCGTGAGAATCTCCCCGGAAGCACTGGAAGTAGCAAATGCCTACCTCCAGCTTAATGACGCCCGTGCAGTTGCCCAAGAACTAGATCTTGACCCTGAGGTGGTAACAAATTTATTAGCGCGTCGTGAAGTAAAATCATATATTGACTCAGTATTTTTTGATTCAGGTTACAACAACCGTTTCTTGATGCGACGTGCCATGGATGCATTAATCAAACAAAAGTTTCAAGAGCTGGAAGAATCCCAAACTGGATCAACCAAAGATATTGCAGAATTGCTACAAATGTCACACAAAATGTCTATGGACTTGTTAGACCGTGAAATTCAACTTGAAAAGGCCCGTTCAGGAACTGGACCACAAAAACAAGTTAATGTACAAATCAATGAAGGCTTGGACGGCAGCAAATATTCACAACTAGTACAAAAATTAATTACTGGAGAAGGCGTTTAATGCTCATAGTCAGCCGACCCAATGTAAACTGCGATGCCATACAAGAATTCGACCCTCAACAGCGGTTTATTAAGCTACCTATAACAAACTATCTTAAGCTACTAAATGTCTGGGATACAATCAACCGCCCACAAATTGCACTAATCAACGCAGTCAATGATCCCAAGTATCGCTTTATTTGCGCTGCACTAGCCAGGCGATTAGGCAAAACTTACATTGCTAATATTATTGGTCAATTGGTAACCTTAGTACCTGGATCAAATGTATTAATCATTTCCCCTAACTATAACCTATCATCAATATCTTTTGAACTACAACGCAAACTCATCAAACACTTCGACCTCGAAGTTGCACGTGACAACCTCAAAGACAAAATTATCGAACTTTCAAATGGTAGTACCATTCGTATGGGCAGTCTTAGTACCGTTGATAGTACAGTTGGTCGATCGTATGATTTAATTATATTTGACGAGGCTGCCCTAGGTGAAGGCGGTGAAGCAGCTTTTAATGTTGCATTACGACCTACACTAGACAAGCCGCAAGCCAAAGCTATTTTTATTTCAACACCACGTGGCCGCAACAACTGGTTTTCGCAGTTTTGGCAGCGTGGATTTGACGACGGTTTCCCTGAGTGGATTTCATTACAAGCTGACTACACAGAAAATACTCGCATGGCTGAGTCAGATGTTGCAGAAGCACGTCGATCAATGTCAAAGTCAGAATTTGAGCAAGAATATCTTGCCAGTTTTTCGGTGTTTGAAGGTCAGATCTATACACTGGCAGAAACAGATGTGTGTGAACCTCCCGAAAATATACGTGGCGAAGCTATTGCTGGCTGTGACCCAGGTTATCGCGATGAAACCGCACACTGTACAATCATATATGAATTTGCTACGGATTGTTTTTGGGTTGTTGATGAATACTTGCAGTCGGAGAAGACCACAGCCGAGCATGCCGCAGCGTTTCAAGAGTTTAACACAAAACACGGTGTTGAAGTAACTTTTATTGACTCGGCTGCTGCGCAGTTTGCTGGTGACCTTGCTTACTTATACAATATCTCAACAACCAAAGCCAAAAAAGATGTGTTGCCAGGCATTGCTTATGTGCAGACCTTATTACAGCAAGGTCGATTAAAGGTTGCACCACACTGCACCAATGTACGTGCTATGTTTGACCAGTATCGTTGGGATCAACGTGAGGGGCTACAACGTGAACGTCCGCAACATGATAAGTATAGTCACATGGCTGATGCCATCAGGTATGCACTGTATACTTACACCGTATAATGGTATAAAAAATTTCAGCATTGACTTTTTGTTGCTTTACTGTTATAATACTAGGTAATTGTAGAGCGTTTTGTTCTACTTGGAGATAAAAATGGACAAAATACAATACGAAGCAATGCTAAAGTCGGCGTTTGCCACTGAATTTGCTTTTTATTTAAAGTCGGCTGGCTTTCACTGGAATGTTGAAGGCAGTGACTTTTATGAATTTCACTTGTTGTTTGAACGCATCTACACAGAAGTATACGGCATCATTGATGACTTTGCTGAAGAATTGCGTAGCACAAGAATTTATGTGCCTGCAAGTTTTACACAACTAGATACCCTGAGTCAAATTGAGTGTCAAGAAGGCGTACCACAGCCCACACAAATGGCTCAAGAACTTTTAGCTGATTCAGACACTTGTGCAGAAATGTTCCGTGTGGCTTTTGATGCTGCTGAAATGATGGGTGACCATGGACTATCAAACTTTTTAGCAGATCGTCAAGACGCGCACAAAAAGCATTCATGGATGTTACGATCAACATTAAAATAAATGGCAGCCAATACAAATAAGCGAATTCCTGTAAAGTGGGTTCGCGACAGGGCTAAAGCAGCCTATGAGAAAAAAGATGTTTGTTTTATTTGTGGTGGTAACACCGACTTAGAGCTTCATCACCTACATTCAGTTACTATACTCCTAGATAAATGGGCTAAAGCTCGTGGATATGATATTTCAACAGATGAAGGCATTGTAGCTGTTAGGGATGAGTTTATTAGTGAGCATCGAGTAGAGTTATATGACCAAGTTTACACCCTTTGTAATCGTCATCATGTAGCGCTGCACGGAGTTTATGGTAAAGCTCCAAGACCTGGAAGTGAGCCCAAGCAGGCTCACTGGATTGAATCACAGCGTGCAAAACATTCTGGAGTTGAGGTAGCAGTACCCAAGAAAAGCTTTGGCAGTTTCTTTAGTGAGTTCACTTAAGGGAAAACTATGTCAAGATTTACAGATTGGGTTATAGAAAAGTTTAATCCGGCACAAACTCGTATCGCGCAAGACGCAGGTACTATTGTTAATACTGAAAGCAAGATAACATATCAACAAGCCTTTCAGAAACTAGAGTCGGTTAATCGTTCGGTTAGTATGCTTGTTAGCGCTGCTAGCTCACTTGATTACGACGTAAAAGATAAAGTTAATGAAGGCGTTGTTAGTGGAATTCGTCAAAAGTCCCTTAATACTCTTTTAAACTTTCGTCCTAATCCTTATCAAAGCACCCAAGAATTTCGTCAGTCAATATTTACAGACTTGATTTTAGAAGGTAACGTATTTATACACTTTGATGGTGTATTCTTATATCACCTGCCTGCTAGAAACGTAGAAATTTTAACTGATACAAAAACATTTATCCGTGGTTATCGTTACAACGGAATGGTTGAGTTTAAAGAACCAGAAGTTTTTCACTTCCGCGATCTTAACTCACATTCAATTTATCGCGGCGCTAGTAGATTAGAAGCAGCTCAACGAAGCATTGCTACTTTATACGCAATGAAAGACTTTCAAGAAAACTTTTTTGAAAATGGAGCTGTATTTGGTTTAGTTTTAACTTCGGAAAATACACTTTCACAAGTTGCAAAAGAAAAAACAATACAATACTGGTTACAAAAATATTCTACTAAACAAGGCGGCAGACGTCCAGTTATTTTAGATTCAGGATTAAAACCAGCTCAAGTATCTAACCAAAATTTCAAAGACATGGATTTTGATCAATCGATTAAAACCCACAACGAATTAATTATGCAATGTATAGGTATTCCACCTATTTTATTAGCTGGTGGAAACAACGCAAATATTTCACCTAATTTACGCTTATTTTATTTAGAAACAGTAATGCCAGTTGTTCGTAAGTTTACATCAAGCTTAGAACGATATTTCGGATATGATATTGAAGCAATTACTAGTTCAGTATCAGCAATGCAACCAGAATTAAAAGATATTGCTGCTTACCATTCGACATTAGTCAATGCAGGCATCATTACAGCTAATGAAGCAAGAAAAGAGTTACGTTATGATCCTATTGAGGGCCATAACGAAATAAGAATACCCGCCAATATTGCGGGTTCGGCTGCTGATCCGTCGAAAGGTGGTAGGCCCACAGATAATCAGCAATAAAGGGGTAATATGGTAGATAAAAGTAAAGTACTGTTTTTAAACAGTTCATTTATCAAGAACGATACCACCGACGGAAAGACAACTAGTATAACAATTGAAGGGTACGCAAGTACCGATGATGTTGATAGACAAGGCGATATTGTCCCAGCAAGTGTATGGAAAAAGGGTATACAAAATTATTTGAAAAATCCAGTAATTTTGGCATATCATGACCATAGCGAGCCAGTTGGTAGGATGGTAGAACATAGAGTTGACGGTAAAGGATTATGGATTAAAGCCAGAATTTCTTCAGCGGCTACAGAAGTGTTCAATCTTGTAAAAGATGGCATCTTAACGGCATTTAGTATCGGATTTCGAATCGTAGATGCGGAATATGATGCGGCCAAAGAGTTGTTTGTGGTAAAAGAGCTAGAACTGCACGAAATTTCAGTAGTGTCAGTACCAGCTAATCAAAATACACTATTTAGTCTTTCTAAGGCGTTTGACACAGCCGAAGAATTTAAATTTTTCAAAATGCAGTTTGCACCCAACAGCGACTCAGCTAAAGGGCTAGAATCCTCAACGGAAGCAAACAGCCAAATTAATAAGGAATGGAACATCATGGATCCAAAACAATTAGAACAAATGTTGGCTGATGCAGCTAACAAAGCGGCTGAGCAAACTGCAAAAGCCATCGCTGAATCACAAGCAAAAGCTGCTGCTGAAAAAGCCGCTGCTGATAAAGCTGAAGCTGAATTAGATGCACGCGTTAAAGCCGCTGTTGCTTCTATCTCTACTACTGACACAGGCGCTGAGCGCTTGATGGCCGAAGTTGAGAAGCGTTTGGCTACTGCTGAAGAGTCAAGCAAATCAGTTATCGCTGGTTTAGAAGCTTCTTTGAAAGAAAAAGCTGCTGAAATTGAAGCAATCACAAAATCTAAAATGTCTTTTTCAGAAGCCAAAGACGGTATGTCTTATGCTGACAAAGAAAAGGCAGTTTTATTGTCTAAAATGGCTGGCAAGTCTGTTGACGGTACACGTACTGGTCGCGAATTAGTGCAAAAATACGGTGCTCACCTGCCTTCATCTACATGGGAATTAGAAGTTTCTTTGAACCTTGAGTCTGAGGTTCGTCGTCGCTTAGTTGTTGCTCCTATTTTCCGCAACATTGCTATGCAAACCAACGTAATGACAATCCCCGTGAATCCAGAAGCAGGAACTGCTACTTGGGTTACCAACGCTGACTTTGGTACTGCACCTACAGCTTTGGGTACAATCAGTAATTCTGCTGGTACTACAGCTACTCACGCTCTCAAAGAAATCACTTTAAATGCTTATAAACTTGCTACTGCTGAGTATACCGCATACGAAGAAGAAGAAGATTCTTTGATTGCTTTAATGCCAGTTATTCGTGATGGTATGATCCGTCGTG